ATTTACTAGGAACCGGCTCCTGTTGAAACAATGGTTCCGGTTGGCACGACGAAGCCGCCGGTTGCAATATGCCTTATGCGCATTTCGAAGTCATCGTTGTCAAATGAACCATCGCGAGCAGGTACGTCTCCGCCTCCTATGAAGGTTCCACCGTTCATCTTGATACGAATCTCAGGAGTCTCGTGTCCACGTAGGAAGCCTAGTGCTAGGTTAGGGTTAAGCGACTGACCAACCATTGGGATTAGGAACCAGTAAGCTCCAGCACCAGAGTTAATCTTAGTCAACCAGTCGTTTACAACAATCTCAACCTGAGTACCGATTGGGTTGCCGCTCACTAGTGACGTAACAGTCGAGCCCACTGTGGTCTCGGTGCTAACTGACTGGATTGCAAGAATTTTCTTAGCAGTCATTTCAAGTGCACGAGGTACCACTAGCGCAAATCGGCTAATGGTTGTGATTGGGCCATCCTGGTAGGTCTGCAGGTTAGCTGCTTCGATAGCTGCCTCTAGAGTGTTGATGTCTAGAGCACCGTTACCTGCAAGCAGGTTTTGGTTTGCAGTCTTGAAGTTAGTAGTGTTTAGTCCAGAGGACGAAACTAGCTGCTTGGTTACTTCTTCGTCTTCTTTTCCGGCTGCTTTCTGAGCAAGCTCAATAGGCAGACGGTCAAGTAGACCAATCTGACCATCATTCACAATGCTCTCCCATGAGAAGCGAACACGAGTACCGGCCTTTTTAACAGCCATCGTGCTTTCGGTAACATCAAACCAGCCGGCAGATGGGTACTCGTCGTACTCGGCAACGGTGGGTAGTGAGCCCGGACGGAAAGTGTCTCCCGCGTTGTCTAGTCCTTCGTCATCGTACTTCATTGCCTGGAAGGTTACCGGACGGAAGTCGTCAACAACTACACGAGTTGCGAACTGGTCCCATACCTTGGGTAGTGCTGCATAGTTTTCCAACATAATCTTGTTAAGAGTTGGGCTAAGTAGCACTGGTAGGTCGGAGGTTGAAATCCCTCCTGTAGTTTTAGCTTGTCCTGACGGTCTCCGCGAAGAGCTCCCTCAAGTAGCTTTGCTGCCTCAATGTGGCGAGCTGTAATTTTCTGAGTCATATTTATTCCTATCGACTAAACTGCGGCTGCGTCTGAACCGGCTACCAAACGTGTTACCACGTATGCAGTGCCAGACTTGATGCAGTGTCCGATGAACTTGTTGTTAGTATCAGTCGAGGTAACAGCATCGGAAGAGTCAACGTAAACGTTTGCCCCCACTGCGATATCTGCGTCTGCTGTAACAAGCTTGAATACACCATCAAGTTTTAGAGTGGTGTAGGTGTTTCCGTCTTCGCCAGTAAACGCGTCTTCTAGTGCGACACCTACCACTGTTCCAACAGACACAAGGTCTCCTGAATCAACAGTTGATGCAACAGGGAAGACAAGTTCGCTGCCAATTGCATAAATTTCGTTGAGAGCCATTTACTTCTTCCTTACTTCTTCGAGATTAGATTGACGATAGCGTCAAACTCTTCTTCGGCTGTCTTTTTGGTTCCTGATTCCTCAATAGAGCCATAGGTAGCATCTGGAACCCCAGCGGACTCAGAGACTGCGGTGAGATAGGTCTTCTCGTCAGCAATCAATTCATCAACAGTTTTTTTATTTACTTCACTTTTCAAAGCCTCTGCTACTCTAGCAACAGCCAATGAGTGTAGTCCTGATTCGCTGAACTTCACAGCCACATCAACCGGGTTAGCTGCTTCGGAAACGTCTTTGGCGTTTTCGTCAGCATCTGTACCCGCGGTAGGAGTGGCAGCCTCTACAAGAGCCGAAATGGACTCGTTGAGAGGTGTGAGAGCTTCAACAACGGTAGTCTTAAGGTCTAACATGGCAGCCTCAAATTCTTCCTTTGTAATCATACTTTCATTTCCTTCCGATAGGGAATCAGGCACCCCTTTGGCACCATCTTCCTTCCTTGTGTAGCTTTCAAGTAGAGTCAAGAATTTTCCTCCAGCTCCGGCTACGGTAACGACATCTACGCTCGTTAGTGGGTCTGCCACTAGAGATTCGATGATTGGGCCTTCTCGCCCTTCTGCTTCTCCAGCACTGGCTTCGCCAAATGCGTGAATAGACAAACCTACATCCCCGGCCATCTCCTTTATAATAGGAGCATAGTGGGAATAAAATTCAATATCTGCTACAAGTCCGTTCTCCGAAAAGACAGCATCACCAACCAGCTTACCTGCCAACTGGTGCACGTCCCTCTCTGGACGGTCAGATGATTCAGAGTTGGATGGATGGTTCATGAACACCTTTGTGCCTTTTGCAAAAACGGATGGGCCATACTCTTGAAGCACAGAAGAGGAGTAATAGCCAGATGAACCCCATCCGGATTCGATAACCCTTACACGCCACTTATTGCCCTTACCATCTACAGGGGCAAATGTAACGGACTCGTTTAACTTAACAGTCATAAATCTCCAATAAACTAATCACTAAGAATTATTATACCATGCCATTATGCCGTAGGTTCGGCATCAGCCTGAGCTAAGTCCTGTGCGTTGTCCTGAGTTGAGCCAACTGCTCCATTGTTTCCTTGAGATGACACAGCGCTAGAGCTGCCGTCAGTAGGAAGTTGAGGTGCAAGTTCAGTGTGTAGCTTAGGAATGTCTAGGGTTTCAATAACCGCATCTCGGTATTCGTCATCCCAGATAGCGTTTGTCTCTTTAGCCAAAGCAAGTGCCTGCATCATTCTCTGGCTTGGCTCTGATTCAATCTTTGGCCAGTTTATTTGTGGCTCTTTGGCACCAATAAAAAATAGAACCCTTTTATAAAACTGGGTCCAGATTTTCTGGCGAGCTTCCATCGCCTTAAGTGTTGGCACATCAAGGGTAGCTGCGGTGCCGTAGGAACCCGAAGTTCCAGGGTCCGATAGCAATGCAACTACGGACACCTCTAGTGCAGAAGCAACCATAGAGCCAAGAGGCCTACCATCTGTCAGGTCAACGCTACCACCGCGAGGCATAGAGCTAAGCTCCATGTCAGCACCCATCACAGCTGTGGAACCAGCGCCCGGAGGGGTGGCGATTGCTGCAGCTGCGTTTGTTACCCCGGCCTTGGTCTTTGACTTTAGCTGCCATGCAAACATGGACAAAGCTTTAAGCATTCTTGCGCCGTCTTTTAGATATTCGTTATAAGCGTGTGCCCAAGGTACAGCTGGGATTGCATCTGGAACTCCCCAAACCCTACCAGCTCTCCGATTTACTCTACTTGCAAACATTCTGAAATTTGCGTCTACAGGGTCTTTTGCAATCCTAGAAACATATCTACCATTTAATGGCTTATAGGTATCAGTAGGATACCAAACTTTTAATTCTTGGTCCTTAGAACCCTCTCCGCCAAGGTCCTGAGCTCTTCGGGTCCAGGTGCGTCTGTAATACCAGATTTCCTCTTTATTATCAGGGTTGGTTACAACCGCAGTAATCTCAGTAAATGGTATTCTCTGAAACTGCTTGGTTGCTAAGCTGCCCATTACAAAGAACTGACCATCAGTAAAATGGCTACGCTCGTTTATAGTCTGAGCCTCAGAGCTAAAGAGCACGTCTTGATTAAACTGGTCATCAATATACTTTTGAATCCTTGGAGCAAGCACACCGAAGGAAACTCCTTTGCCAAATACATAGCTTGTACGAAGTCCACAGCCGCGATTCAACAGTGGGTTACCTTCTGATAGCTCCCTGATTCTACTTGAGGACTTTTGAAGGTCTTCAAGAGTAAAGCCGTCGTCACCTGAAGCAGTAGCTAGGTCGTTCCAGCCATTGTCATCAAATGCCATGACCGCTGCGGCCATTGATTGATAGGACTCCTTTAAAAACTCATTTTCTGCATACATTGCGTCAAATTCTTGAGTAAACTTGTTCAAATCCATATTAAAATCCCTTAAAAGTCAATAGTGCTATTATACCAGATGCTTACCACTGCCACACAGATAGGAAAGGGTCCTCCTTTTCCATCTTTGTATAGTCATAGCTAATGGTATCGCCGACCTTATTGTCGACCCAAGGGCTGCCAAGCAAACCGCTCATATCTGCACAAGCATAAACAGCAGCATCTAGCGAGTCTGGTGAGCTTACGCCTCTGCTTCTCATGTCATCCTTGGACTCAATCTGGATGGCACCCTTTGTGTTGAACTTGTACCTAATCATAAGCACCTCTTCGAGAAGCAGCTTGTCATCAGGGTCTATGTCTATCTTGCCAGCCGCAAGACCTTCTTTAAGCGCATCGTAGTTAGAAGCCCTCGCATTAAGCCAGCGAGTGTTATCAGGACTAGCAGCAGAACCCAAGATAGAAATAACAGTATACTTCCCATCACAAAGAGAGGCAACAATGTCAACAACAGGACCACCCAAACCAGCAGCGTCAATACGAACTTCGGATACTCCATTATCTATAGCCAATCTATGTATTCGGGTTGCAGTCTCAATGGCAGTTGCCTTGGACCATTGGTCTAGGCGGCGTAGCCGCCCGCCGCGATTAATGTAAACTACCGAATCGTCCTCACCAAAGCGGGCGATGTCAGCACCAAGTACTGAGTAGTTCTCGTAGTCGTCAGGAAAGTCAGCGTCAATACCTTTATCTATATTGCTTTGTGTAAAGAATGTGTTCTCAGTTTCATCTGGGAACTCCGCCATAATCTTAGACATATATCTAGCGGAGCCTTCGCCCCAAGAAATCTTCTGACGTTCAACCCACTCAACCTGAATTAGCAGAGGTAGCAACTCAGGTGGGACCTCATGCTTTTCTTCTGTAAAGTTAGGTGTATCAAATGCAGTAATTTTAATCTTGTGCCAAGTTGGGTCATCTCGGAATATTTTATGGAACGGTGTACCCCTCTTGTCTGGGTTGCCAATAGCAAGCACCCTAGCATCCTTTGTGTTTGTAACAGCTTCAGTAGCTGTATACAAATCCTCTGGAATACCACCAGCCTCGTCTAGGATTACCATAACGTACCTACGGTGAATACCTTGGAAAGCAGACACGATGTCTTTGTCAGCTGGCCTTCTGCCGAATGCAATTACCGTTCCGTCTTCCATTTTCCACTCTTGCGCCTGAGTGATGTAGCCGGGCATCGGGTGCCCATTCAGTTCAGCCAGCTTAAAGTTGTCTTGAATCTCGCGGAACAGCACACGGGCAATCTGTACATAAGTAGGTGCGGAACAAATCAACGCAACCTCGAATGGGTCGTGAGTGGCAATCCACCACACAGCCAGCATCCCAGCAAGACCAGATTTGCCAGCACCGTTACAAGACACTACGGCGGTGTGAGTGTTATCTACTATGCTTTTTGCAATCTCTCGCTGCTTACTCCAGAGATGCTTGCCGAGTACTTCGTTAGCCCAAAGGTTAGGGTCAACCAGGTACTCGGCCTTCTTACTGCGTTTCCGCAGGTCTTCGATTACACTATCTATGACGCTTTCAATCATTTATACTCCGTTGAGTAGAATCCTGGCCCGTTAAAGCTTATGCTCTTAGGTGCACTTATTACTCTATACATTTTACCATTGCACCGTTTGCAGACCACTTTTGGGTATTCGCCCATCGGGTGCGACTGCTCTTCTACATGAGCTTTATCGCAGGCGTAATCATAAACCGGCATCGTCTCTCCAGTTCCTGACAATCCAGTCCTCGGTGTGACGCAACTTGTCAGCCGCGTTTTTATCAATGTGTATTCCTTGCCCCGCTGCTTTTGATTTACGTATCCGACGTCTCTGCTCATCCTCTTCAGTCCAAACCCCATCGGCCAGCGAGTCTCCAGGGTGCCACCCGCCTTGTGCTTTTTCTTCATCACTTATCCATATGCGCCTTTTCGGTTGCGTACTTTCAACCTGCTTCAGCTTTGCTATCTCATCTGACAACTTCAGCTTTGCTATCTCATCTGACAAGTAGAACCTTGCCTTTTCTAGGTCCTGGATTGCTTCGTTCTTCAAGTCTGCTCTCCAGATATACTTCATCACGTTGCCGAGGTTGTAGCCCATGTGCCGTGTTATCTCGATAGCCTC